ACTTAAATGTAAAGAATTTGCCATAGTTTATCTCCTATGTATCTTGAAAAGGCAAAGGCTTGAATTTTTATTCGTGCCTGCATTTTCTAGTATCGAACCTCTATTGTCATCTCACCTACGCCTAAAGGTTCTAGTACACCTTCGTCAGTATCAATACCAACAACTGTGATTTGTTGAGTGTATTGGGTCGTACCAGTACGATCCGTATACGCTAATCTCGAATTATCTTCCAATACAGTCTCTACATCTTCTAGTAGCTCGTCGAGAGCTAGTACAGAGTCTTCATCTTGTACATAACAACGAAGAGTTACTGTTAGGAACCTATCTTTATATCCTCCACCCTGATATTCTCGGGTTTCAGACCCCGCATTTAGGTGAACCGCAGGAAACTCCTCCACTTCATCCCAAAATTTCAAACGAGGAGAAACATTTTCATTTAAATCTGTTAAAAAATGTCCTGCCCCATTAATTGTCTTTAGCTTGTCAACAAGACCATTTACAATACCTAAACGTCGTGTTGTATAGTCTCTTGTTGCCATTATATTCTCCTAGTAAAGAATCTGCCTATTGCCATATCTTTGGCTACTTCTCGTATAGATCTATCAATTAACTCTCTTGGATCCCTGTTTCCGTCTGCCCAGGGTTCTTTTCCTGCTCCCTCTTCAAATACTTGGTAAGGGTTCTTTCTATAAGTATAGCCAAAACTTGGAAACCCTTTAGGAGTTTGAGTTACATCTACAACTTCTACGCTATCTGCGAATCTTCCAGATCTATTTACAAGCCCAGGAGATTTCATATTCTTTCTTACTGTTTCTGGCAGTTTTTGGTTTAACATAGTTAGTAGCTGTAATGGTTGAGAAGCTATAGACTCTTTTCGTTTTCGTCTTTTTAAATCCGCTACTCCCGCTACTTTTATTGCTTGCTTCTTTCTACCCGCTGCCGAACCAGAACTTTTATTCTTTTTAGTTACAGTTTTCTTACTGTGTTTAATTTTTGTATTCTGAGTTTTAACTCTTGCTTTTTTAACTTTCTTAAATGGATCAGTTGCTTTTTTAGCTAACTCTTTTCGTTGTATTGTTGAAAAACTATCTGATCCTTGTAAATCTTCTGCCATAAAACTAATCATTTCAGGGTTGTTGATTAGTTCATCCATTCTCTTTTTAGCGGCTGCTACTTGTGCTCTAATGGCCTTACCGTCAAAGTCATTGCCTCCTCTACCGATAAGAGAGATTGAAAAAGTTTTATCTTTAGTATTCCTCATAAAACTTAAATCAATTCCCAGTTTTTGCAAGTCACTTAGTAGCTGTGCTTCTGTTAATTGTTCTTTTGGGTTCTTTTTATTAAACACTAAATTTGCGTGTTTATCAAAGAACTCTCTAGTCATCGTCTCAACAATACCCTCACCTTCTGCGTGACCGGATTGTCCCATTTGACCTTTTGACAGTCTCTGACCTCTTTTAAAAGCTAGGTCAAACTTTTCTCTGCCCTTTGTACCTTTTGCAAATATGTCTCTTACACCAAAAAAGAATCTTCTATAAGACTCTCCATAAACTTGCTTTATTTTATCAAAAACGTCTGCTTGTCCTTGAGCCCAGTTATTTGGACATTTTCCAGTTCGTATATCTGTTGTAAATACAAAACTAAAACTTTTCTCATTGCCTGATAGTCTGGTTATACCGCTTTTTGCTTTCGCTTTTTCGTTTAAAGCAGACAACTCTCTATATAAGTCTTTTGTAAAAATATTTGCCAGTCTTACTAAGTTATCTGATCTTTTCTTGCTTATTCTGATACCACGAGTCCGTAATTCTTTTAACATTTCAAGTATAAAAACTTCTTCTTCGTATCCAAAAGTATGAGTGTTTAAGTTATACTCTAATCTCTTCTCTTGGGCTATATCAGGTGCCGATAAATCTTTATTTAACTCTTCTAAAAACCTTAATAAACTTTGAGTACTCATTAGAAGTTTTTATATAGATCCAAGACCCTTTTAATATGGTCAGGGAACGCTACGTTATTTCTCTGACTTGAAGAAGCATTATTTTGAATGCTTGCACCTGCTATTGTTTGACGAGCTTTGTGCTCATCTTTATGATAGTAAGTAATCAAATCAATAACTGCTAGTTTTAAATCTTCAGGACAATTTTCATATCCTGCTGTATAAGTAATTTTTACAGATCCTGGACCGGTAGGCCAATTCACTGCTGTTCCACTTTTATTCACTCTGTAAACAGTATCAGTTGATTTATCTAGGAACCACTCTGTTGTAGGGAGAGTTTTGTAAGAAGCACTATAACTATCTCTATACTGTACGGTAGTGATAGCATTTGCGGGGCTTTCTGTAAGTTGCACAAGATTAGTGCCCCAATTAACTGTAAACTCTTCCACTTTGGCGGAGCTATAATAATCTACTATACTATTACCACAATAAGTTTTTACTAATTGACTCACGGAAGTTACCAAAGCGGTCAGACGAGTATCATCAGTAGTTTTCTGAATATTCTCTGAATCTTTGTATTCTGCAAGTGTTATTAAATTTGCCATAATTCTATAAGTCCATTAGTAAAAACTTGGGGGAGGCGAACCTCCCCGAAGTTTAAAAGTAAAAGTATTACTATTATGATGCTGCTGGGTAACGAAGGATCGTAGCCGAGTCAGTATCAGTAACCAACTGGTCGAAACCAACTGATTGACTAGCAACAAGGTTAGTCTTCTGATTAACAACAGAGTACTCAGTCTCGAAGTTTACACCACCAAGACGAGGACGGATGAAGTTAGAAGTATTAACCATGATACCTGCAACGTTTAATGCAGTTGCAGAAGGTAATACGTCAGAAACAACAACCTTAATACCGAAGATGCTACCAACTTCACCAGTTAGTTTAGTAGCTAGATCGCTACCAACTTCTGAGATGTCAGTGAAGCCTTCTTGGTGAATCAAGTTGTAGTATGCGTCTGGAGCAACAATAATTGCTAGCTCGTTAACATTTTGACCGTACTCGTTCATGTTAGAGCGTAGGGCTGCTAGCTGAGCTGGAGTAGGACGACGGGTATCTGCTGCAGCAGCAGTACCTGTAGTACCAGTACCTGTAGCGAAGCCATCATCTAGAGAAGCTACGTCTAGAGTACCGCCAGTAGCGATTAGACCTTGGATAGTACCACCACCATGACCAGCTACAATAGCAGTATCAATAGCAACAGCGTGAGCTTTTGCAAGCTGCTTAGTAAGCTGTGGCAATAGTGATACAACTAATTGCTCGTCTAGGTCGTTAGAAAGCGAAGTACCTGCAATCAAACGATAGGCTGAAACAGTAACGTCATCGAAAGAGTAACCGTTTGCTGGAGTGCCAGTGTCGTTCAAAGAAGTAGCGTCGGTGAAACCGCCTGTGTTAAACACAGCAGCTTTAGGTGTTTTAGCAATAGGAAGAACAGTTTTACCTGAAGTTACAGCTAACTCATCAAAAAGACCGCCTAGTTGTTGTGCATAACTTACTTGGTCAACAAACTGATTAGAAATAATAGTGTTTAAGCCAGAAGCTGCATCTGCAACGTCAACGCCCGCTTTTTCCATAACGCCACGACCATAGTCAGTGTCGAAACCTTTGTTAGTAATAGCACCTAAAAGTTTAGCATTTAGGAACTCTTTACCAAACGAACTTAGGTCGCTTGATGATTTACGATCAGCAAAAGTTTTTTTGCTGTTTTGCATAGCTTCGATTTCAGCTTTCTTCTCTGTAAGTTCAGTACGGAAAGTTTCCATAACTTCTTGTAGAGAAGCGTCTTTTTCAGACATTTTAGCTTCAACGTCTGCCATAAGTTTTTCAACACCTGATTCAACACCAGAGTTTACTACACTTTTAATTGATTCTGCTTCTAAAGCTTTCGCTTCTTCAGCTTCCTGAGCTGCTTTTGCTTTCGCTTCTTCAGCTGCTTTTTGCTCGGCTTGCTTCATAGCAATCTTTGCAGCAGTATCTTCTGCTACTTGTTTTGCAAAAGCTTCCAAGTCGATGTCTTTATTATCCATCTTGATCTCCTGATCTGCGG